GACCTTCTTCTGGAGTTAATATTCCAAGCTCCATGAGTCTATTATAAACTCTAGAATATTGTATATCATCTTTCAAATCAATATCTTCAAAATATGGAGTTGGATAATTTTTAAATCCAAGACTTTTACTCATTCTAATAATTTCTGGAGTTAGAAACTCATTAATAAAAGCTTCTCTTGCTTGCTTTAATCTTTCAATAAACACTTGCACTTTAATACTTGTATTTGCAAATTTTTCACTTCCAATAAGAATATTATTTAAACCAATTTGAATATCTCTATCTATTACTTCATACTTCTTAGGATCAAGAAGATCAGCAATTGGAGGAACAACAAATTCAGCTTTTGTTGTATAATCTGCAATAAGAACTCTTCCAACGCTTTCATTTTGGAATAAAGCTTGCATCGCTTCAAGATTCTTTTGATTAATACCGCCCTTATCTGGATCTGTTCCCATTGTTATTAGAAGAATTGCTTGTTGCATTGTTCTAGCGATTGCCATATCCATTTTACGCATTTCAGCTTTAGCATTAATATCCTCAAGAACTGGAAATCCCATTGGAACAGAAAATGGCTCGTAATCTTGCTTCTTATAAAATACAGCTACTAAACGATGAGAGTCTAATGGCATGATTGCTACATTAGCTTTCTTTTGAATATTATCTTTAGTTTCTTGAGGAAGGGATTCGTATACTTCTTTATCTTCTTCTGTTCTTGGGCTACGAAGTCTTTCTAATTCATAGTCGCTTAATACTTTATAAAATTTATTAGTCACAAAACTAATATTACCACCGATTTGAATATCAGCAGGATTAATAATTATATATCTAGCTGGCAAAGTGACAGAAGCAGCTTTACTAATACCAAATGTTTGAGTTATTTTAATTAAATCATCTTCTTTGATACTTGTATCAAATCTATACATGAATACATTTCCAGAACGATAGTATTCTCTAAAAAACTTATCTTGAAAACTCCAAAGATTAATTTTATTAAATAATGCTTCAAAAAAATCTCTGCTCTTTTGACTTCCACCTTTAAAATAAATCTTACTAGAACTAAATTCAGTCATTAAGTCTACTGTGTTTCTAAATATTGCAAAATTATAATAAGCTTTTTGGCATAAAATAACAGCATCTCTAACGTCCATATTAGACGAACTATAAACGCTAGTAGAAGATCTATTAAATGGTATTAGTCCATTAGTAATATTAGCGTATTTATCTGTTCTTTCTATAGTAGCAGATCTATTTCTTCTAAGTTTATCAGAAGCTTTAATTTCTTTCATTCCTGCTACAGCCATCAAAGGCTCACCAGTTGTATAGTTTGTTAATTTTTCGTCTTTTTGGAGTTTTTTAGCCATTTTTGTTTATTTTTAAATATTACACCTATTTTAACATTATAGGCGTAAATGTATCATTTTCCATTTTATTCTCAATTTTATTCATATCATAGTATATCTTACTTGCCCAATTACCAAGCATAAGGGCAGTATATCTATCTTTTCTTGCTCTATTAGCACTAGTATTCCTTTTTAGATGTTGTGGCAAGTCAAATGATTGAAAACCACGGCTAGTACTTTTTACTTCAATTAAACTGCATTCTTTCTTTGTTGCATAAATCATATCGTCTTGATTTTCAATAAAATCAATTAAATTATTAAACCCTGTACTCTCTATATTGATATTACTTCCAGTAACTCTTCCAAAAGAATCTCCATTTGCAGATATACGACTAGCAAACCATATCTTTTTATGATCTATACTTGCTTGAAGATATTCATTTCCTTTACGGATAAATTCAGTAGTAAATACTTGTTTGAAGCAAATTCTTTTTGTTTCTTTATTATATTGTCTTTTTGCATCTCTTAACATTAAATCGTACTCTACTCCTTCAGCGTCAGAATTCACATCAAAGAATTTAAGATTAATTCCAGATTTTCTAAATAATTCATTTTCATTTGCAGAGTCAATAAATTGATATCCAGCATTATCAATTATAATCATTTCTACATTAAAATTATTTAATAAATAATGAAAATACAAGATATGATCTTTAAGATCTCCACCAGCTACAGCATAAGAATGAACGATGATACAATCTTTCTTTTCATCATCAATTTCTAAGACGCTCATAGCGAAATAATCTGAACTTGGGCTATTGCTAAAGCTTGGATCAATTGCTAATATATATTTTTTATCTTTATCTCCATAAATTTTAGAGGTCGGATTTTCACCATCTTTAATTGTACATTCATGCATCTTCTTCGCTGAAAAATAGCTATCACTTCCATCTGTAAACTGAGCGCAATACTCTCGTAAGAAACCGCTATGACTCAATCCACCAGCTTGAGCTTCTTCAATAATAGTTTTATCAACCATTTCTTCTGGTAAAGATTCGTAACCCATTTGACTTACAAAATATGTAGCATCTCTGACTGCTTCATCAGAATAAATATTGGCAACCCATTCTTGATAGGTTTTATAAAGATTTTCAAATGTATAACTAGCAGAAGACAACGCGATCATTTTTGATTTATTTGGAAATATCATTCTTTCATCTTCTTTCATCAAACCTTCAGCGATAAGCTTGTCTTCTATTTCTCTGATTTGAATACGCTCTTTCATATTTTGAGGAGCAACCAAGAACGGCATAAGAACATTTTTAATAATTTCTTCTGGTATAAGTAAAAACTCATCAAGAACAAGAACATTAGCGCGAAAGCCTCGAACCTTTTCACCATTAAGAGGAATAGCTACAATATTCCCACCATTAATCTCCCATTCAAACAAATCATTTCTTTTGCTTTTGACTCCAAAAGCTTGTTGAAGCAATTGAGCTTCTTTACTATTTACTAATTTTTCTAGATTAGTAAAAATATTTCTAGCAGTTCTAAATGTTGGCCCAGCTATTAAAATTTTAGAATTAGGTTCAAATATACATTGTAGAAAAATATAAACACTAGCAATAAATGATTTAGAACAGCCACGACCCCAAACACACATATTAAAATTACGATTAAAAAATCCTTTTAAAGTTACTTCTTGGTATGGAGCAAGTTTAATTCCACTAATTAATTCAGTAGTCAAACCTAGATTTGCTCTTAAAAATTTAGCTAAACTTATCTTAGCCTCTTTATCCAGCATTGTGCCTTCAATTTTTAATAATTCTTTATTAAAATCAACTAAATCTTTTTTATATTTATCGTTGCAATACCACATATTATATTATACCTTTATCAACAAGTAATTGCAAATCATATTTCTTATGTATACAATTACCAGTTAAAATTTTAATTAATAATTCTGAGGTTCTTTTTCTACCATCAGCAAAAACAAATTGAATATTATCATATTTTTGGCATAGCTCTCTAACTCTATGAAATATAAATTCTGGAGTAGCTTTAATTTTTTTTGAAATATGAGGCAAATAATTAAAAGAAAGTGCATCATTTATTGACTCTTCGATTAGTACTACTAGATAATAATTAGCATTCTTTGCTCGTTCTATTTCATTATTAAATCGATCATAGCCAGCACTCATTGTCCCAATAAAGTCTGATAAATTTTTTCTTTCAACAGCTGTAAAACAACACTTTTGCAAATCATTTAAAGTATAATCTCCAAAATCTAGTTTAGCCACTTGTTGTTGATATTTAAATCTAAGAGGATTCTGTTCTCTAGTATCAACCATTATTTGATAATCTTCAGACTCTTCAAAATTAAACTGCTCTCCGTTATAAGATTCAAATTTTTTCTTAAGACCTATAGATTCGCATATACCATAATAGTCTAATTTATACTTATCAAATGTAACAATAGAAGGCATTATTAAAGACCTTAATTCGACTTGAGTGGGAGCATATACAAGACTTTTATGCTCTTTCCTTTTACTTAATAAACCAGTAAGAAATGATTGCAACTTGCTTTGATCTAAATTCTTAACGTATGCTTTTAAATTGTTTTTATTATTAAAGTCGTCAATAAAATATTGATCTTTATTTTTAAAGTTAATCATTTCTCCAGAATGTAAATCATATCTAGGAAAATACTTTTGATAGTAAGTGGCTGTATTTATTTTATGAGCTTTTAAATGCAGATGTAAGAATTTATCTGCAGCAAATAATTCATTACAAATTTTGCATTGGACTTGCATTTCATCCATTCAAGACTTCATCTTTTGATAAGCCTAAAATTCTAGCTTTAATTTCATCAATAGTGCTTAATCTTTCAACTTCTTTTGATAATAATTCTTTTCTCATTTCAGCTAATCTTATCATTTCTTTACGACTCTCTTCTTCTTTCCATAATTCAACAAGATTTAATATAGATGCATTTTCTTTGACTTGTTTGCTAAGTCGATCACTTCTCTTAACTTTTAAATCTTGAAGTAGTTTTTGCTGTCTGCTTACAGATTGATTATATTCATTTCTAGAAGTACTAATAGCTTCTACAAGAGACATTGAAATCTTTTCTCCAGCCTCTACATTTCCATCCATTTGCATTTGCAATGCTTGAATAGTTTCTTGTATATTAGAAGAGATTACAACTTCTGTAGCGAGCACGATATATTGATCAACTTCTTCTTGAGTTAAGTCATTTTTATCATAAGTATATCTTACAAAACTACTCTCAAAAAGCTCTCTTTCTTTTTCATCTTGATATGTATTGATTTGATGTAAAAATCTATAAGTATGCAAGTATCCAATGATAGCTTGGATATCTCTTTTTTGTTTTCCAGTTAACTTTGTTTCATCAATACCTTCATGGACATATTTATTTATTCTAGATAAACATCTAGTAAAAGTTGTTGGTGGCTTGTAATCTCCTTCTGGAATATTATTTGGATTACTATAAACTACTTTAGTATCTAATGTTTTTATATACTCACCGACACTTCGAGTTTCTTGATTTAAATTAGTTAATTCATTATTTTTAAATATCGTTTTAGCAATTTCAACAGAAGTCATTGTTGAGCAATTATTGCTAATATATTCTTTTTGATCTTCTGTTAACTCTATTAATCCTTTAGGTTCATATTCATGACTTTTCTTAGGTATAATTTGTCTAGATGCTAAATAATTCTTAATAGCCTTACCCTCTTGACTTCTCCCATCAAAACCCTCTCCAAATATTAATTTTGTTAATTCAGCTAAAGACGGTGGATTAGATGGCCTAGAATTCCATTCTTCCAAGATTTTCTTTTTCTGCTCATCTGTTAATTCTAAATTGATCATAATATATCTACATCGTCACTATAAAGATATTTTCTTACTTTTACAATAATAGATTTTTTAATATTTTGTACTTGTTTGTAACCTGGAGCACGATTTTTTTCATTAGTCTTGTATCCCATACTTGCTGCAACTTCATCCTCATCTTTATGGTCTATATAAAGTAATTGATATACCTTCCATTCTGTAGGTTTAAGAACTTGTTGCATCTTTTTATGTATATTACTAGCGCTTTTTTCTATATCAATTTTACCATCTTCCATTTCATGTACTTCTTTTGTATGATTTTCTAAAGCTAAAGGCAATTTTGTATCATGTGCATTTTTTTTATTCTTTTCCCAAGCAGCATACAATGGGCAAGAATTACATTGTTTACCATAAATATTACAATGATCTTCATCTTCAGCTGCTGCACACTTTAAACAAGGGCGAGAGTAATTTCCATAATTGTTTCTGATTAAATTCTTAATTTGATTACTAACGATTCTATTAATCCATGGAGCCAAAGGCTGATCTGGATCATACATCTTCCATTTTTTATGAATATGTATTCTTAATATTTGAGCAACATCATCGAAATCCATCCAAGCAAGTGAAGTTAGATTCCACTTGTGTTTTCTTTTGTATATCTCAACATTTATTTCTTGAAATTTATTTTCAAATGTTGGCTTTTTCACGAATCATCATCTTCAGAATAATCAGCGCTATCATCATCTGGAGCTTGACTACCTCTGCGAAGAGTTCCAGCTTCTTTTTGAAATTCTTTTAAAAATTCTTCTTTTGATAAACTTGATTCATCAGCATCTCTTTGAAAGGCAGGACTTTTCTCACCTTTAGCTAAATCTTTTAATTTTTGACCCTTCGGCTTACTAACTTCAATATCCCAGTTAAGACTAGAAATACTAGGCTTTTGAATAATTTCTATTTCTGGTTCAACCTTTACTTGATTCTGTACTGGCTTTCCACTTCCTAAATTATATCCACATTTCGTGCAGAAATTTGGTTTAACATCTGCATACTGTATTGGATTACCACATGAACTACAATATATTTTTGGCATATTTTAAATTATACAATCTAAATATATTTTTTTCTACTTAATTTTATTTGCGTGTATGAGGTTTTGATTCAGATAACTCTTCAAACTTTTCAATAATATAAGCTAGAATATCATTTCTCATAATATCTTCTGTGCCAAACTTAAAAGTATGTATGCCCTTATCTACGCTTTTCTTGTTATCGAACAAATTATAAGTCGCTTCAAATCCACTATTCTTAATATCAGATTGACGAATATCTCCAATTAATATTAATTTACTAAATTTACCCATTCTAGTAGTAATTAATAGAAAATCATGAATACTTAAATTTTGAGCTTCGTCACATATAATATAACTAGCATTAATGCTTAGACCCCTTAAAAATCCAACTGGTAGTCCTTTTACCCTCTCTTGCTTCAAGAGCATTTCTACTTGGTTCTTTGGTAATAATTCATGTAGTTTATCCATCAATGGTTGAAGATAAGGATCTAATTTACTATGAAGATCTCCTTTTAAGAATCCTAAATTATGAGATGAGCTTTCAACTGGATTACGAACATAGAATATTTCACCTATTTTCTTAGTATTAATAGCATTTAAAGCTGCATATACGCTTAATAGACTTTTAGCTGTTCCTGCTGGCCCCTTGCAAAGTACCATTTTAGTATTTTTATCTTGTAATAATTGTATAAATTTCTTTTGGTTCTCTGTCCATTGTAATTCGCGAATAGTTAAGAAGCCTTCAATTTTATCTCTTTGAGGAACAGGAACCGATTTATCTTCTTTTTGTTTATGCTTTTTAGACATTATACTTGCTCTATAATTTACACAGATTACCAATTAATGTGTAAATAAATTAACGATGGCATTTCTTAATACAAATATACCTCCAATCGAATGCTTTGTTCGAGGTAACTACCTAAGAAATCAAGAAGACAGTTTTGATAAAAAATATAAATGTTTAATTTTTGGCGTTACAAGTTTACCGAGTCAAGTTCCTCTTTTTAATTTTCTTATGGAAGATGGTGGAATATGGTGGCATGCTCCTATTAGTGCTTTCTGTTCAAAAGAAGATGCACCAGATATGGAGCTTACTGAACTAGAACTTTGGGATAGTTTTAGTTATCATATATCTGTAACAACTTTTTATTTATTAGAAAATAAAGTAATAAAATATACTGGAAGAACTGGTCAAGAGTATATGGGTCGCTATTTATTTACTCTTGATTGGGCTCATAGTGATTACAATGAATTAAATTTTGGATTTAGTCAAAAACCAGATCAGCATAAAGCTGGACATGTTATAAAACTAGACAATGGCAATTTCGCAATACAACCTAATAATAGAATAAAAGTATTCGATCCAAGCTTCGCAACAAAACCAAATGAGTCATTGTTGCAAAGAAAAATAAATTCTCATATATATACTTCTGAGAATAGCCCAAAATGGGTTACTGAAGATAGTGATAATTATGAGTATGCAATACGAGAAACTAAAAATGAAAAAACACATCAAGATAACAAATAAAAACATAAAAGAAGGCACATTAGCTGACCCTCAAGACTGTGCTATAGCAAGATCATTGAAATCTAGCATCAAAAATCTAGATTCAGTATCTGTATTAGCAGACCATGTTAAGATTTCGTTTAAAAATAAAAAATCTTATGTAGCTAATATGCCATCTAAAGGAACAAACTTTATCAAAAGATTTGATAGAGGCCAACCAGTGAATCCTTTAGAGCTTGAATTGAATTTTGTTTAATTTAATTTAAACAATTTTTAATTAGTCTTTGAACATCTCAGGATGTTTCTTTCCTTTTCGTTTCTTACTCCATTCAGTCCAATATTTTTGCTTTACTGGATCTTTTCCACCATGTATTTTTTTACGAGCCTCAGATAATTCTTTGCTTTGATCAAATAGATCACCCATAGTACCCTTTTTACTGCCAGTCATTTCAGCAAATTTTTTAGAATCCATAGAAGCATCCATCTTGGTATCAATTCCCATTTGAGGAACAGTATATATACGATTCCATTTTATTCCATTAGAATCAATATACTCATGTTTATCATGAATACTTTGAATAATACTAATGACTTTTTCAGAGTCGGGATGTTGATATAAATATTCTGGCATTATACATAAGATAGAATTGAATCTACCATTTTTTCGTAGGTGAATTTATTTTGCAATTTTATACCAGCTTCATTAACTCTGTTATTTTTGACTTTTTGAATAGCTGTATCACAAGCAGATAAGAATTCATTATGATTAAAATCAAAAATATTACCTTGATTATATTGCATTCCTTTTTTAAAGAACATACCATCGTAGGCTTCGACTTTACCAGTAGGATTAACTAGTGTTGCATTTTCTTCATTTGCCCAACCCTTGTGAGCATGAGCATTTAAAATTATTCCATGCTTACCAAGACATATACTATTAAATTCTGGTAATCCCCAACCTTCTGCGCCACTCATACCAACAACAATATCTCCACTATTAAGGTAATCATTATATATAGCATTAGTAGGCATAAAACCTAGAAAATTAATATTAAAATATTTATTTCCTTCTAGAATACTAGAAAGTAATTTTGGATGATCTTCTGCTTTAATAAAATGATTGAATATCGAACAATTCAAATAATAATCTTTATTATTGCCGTATTTCATTGCCCAAGACTTAATGACCTTTGCATGATGTTTTCTTCTTTCAAGTTTTCCTACAACATTAAAAGTTATCCTGTCTTTTAAAACAGTAGAATTCTTTTTAATATGAAAACTATCAGAATCAAATGCTAAAGGAAGATAATCTACATTAGTAATACCATTGTCTTCAAATACTCTTTTTGAATATTCAGATGAAACTAGAATTTTATGATTATTTTTTAATATATTAATTTCTTCTGGTGTCGGAGAATCTAATTCGTAAAATGTTAGTAAAATTTGTTTATCGCTATAAGACTCCAAAGAGCCATTTAGATGCCATAATTTAAATACAGGATTTGATCTTTTATGATCTTTTAAAGATTTAGATACGCAACCTTCAAGCCATTTATTGAAATCAGTATTTGCATTATAAACGCTTAAATCCGATTGATTGCCTATAAGAAATAGGCAAGGTTCCAGTTTTCTTCTATAGAATTCTCTAAGAATACCAACTGAAACCTGCCCAAAACTTACTGCATTGACAGGTAAATGTAATGCAATTTCTTTACTCACAGAATATCTTCGTCTTCAGACTTAGCAATTACAACTGATGCTTTCTTAGGGCTTGCTACTGGCGCACTTTTAGTCGTTGCAGTTGCTTTATTTTCAGCAGTATTCTTTTGTTCAGATAAATATACTCTGAAATCTGGAGCTTTTTCATTATCTTTTTTGTTTTTATTAGAAAAGACAACTACTTTAACTTCTTTTTGAGTACCTAATTCATCAACTTTAATATATCCACTTAGATATGTTTGCGTTGGACTCTTCCTTTTCCAAAGAGCACCAAGCTCTAGTTTTGACCAATCAGTTTTATTATTTGTTTCA